ACCTTCATTAGACTTTAAATCCCGACCTTGAAGTATATCTATTTGTTGTGGAGATAGATTTTTTTTATTATCCCTAAGATAATCTAACTCCCAAGTTTTAAGTTGGGGCATTAATACTTCCATTCTTTCATTTAAAGACATGGCTTCCCATTCCTCATGATGATGTACTTTAACATTATAACGAATATCTGGCTGTTCGCCATGTAGATTGTCTCCACTCATGTTAACTCCTTAATTTTATCCCTCCAATATTCCCTGTCCTCTTTAGAGATCCAAGGAGAATGTACCATAACATGGGCATGTTGTAACCATTTCTTATCGTCCCAACCCTTTCTAGGTTTATCAATATAATCCTTAAGACTCATAAAGCAGGACGTTTTTGTTTTTCATCTCTTAATGAAATAATAATTCTATTATTTTCATAATCAGCAGAGAACTCAAGATCTACGTCATGTGGCCACATGAGTTCTTCATACAATGCATTAAGTCTCTCCATATCTTCATAGAGATCATTAACTTGGTGTTCTTCCATTAATCGTTACGCTCCCTTAACCATTGATTAAAGATATAAAACCATACCATAGCCAAAACCATGATGGCAAATACCCTAACAGAATCTGGTGAAGTATTTATCATCTACGTGGTATATATCTTTGTGCTTTTTGTGCTGCATCTTGTATGACAGGCATAATTTCTGTCTCTACTTTATCAGCAACCTTATCAATTATACTTATATCAATATCCATGAAAGGTGGTATAATCCCTAACAATCTTAACGTTCCGTCAAGAAACAACGCAAGACATGTGAACCCAAGAATCATACTAATGATTGTTGCTTTAAAATTATGCTCTGCCATTGAAGCTTCATCTATTGCTCTTGCTTCTGCAACAGCAGCATCAATCATTGCATCAACTTCTTCTTTAGTATAACAGAGATTTGTGATGGTTTCTTCAGTCATTACCTTATGATGTCTATGTACATGTCCTTATTCCAAACTTCAAGTTCAGTTCTTAATGTCTTGTTAATATTTAAGCTATCATAACGTTTGGAAGCTTTTTTCTTCCACCACTGTATAAGATTATCTATATAAAACTTATCATAATTTTGGGGATTTTTAACTAAAGTGTCAGTATCTCCTCTTATTACCTCCCTAGAATTAGCAAATCCATAATCACTAAAGTATGTTCTTTTCTTCTCAGTAAGGTTCTTAGCATTTTGAATCGCACTATTAAATTCATCTACCTTAAGTAAAGGTAAACTCTTTTTGATAATAGATATCATCTTCTGTTGGGTCTTCAACTTACGACTAGATGCATCTTCCTTGACTAACATCTTATCATTATTTCTACCGATAAACCACTTATTAAGATCCTTAAAAATGTTATCATGTAACAAAGGAGTAAAGTCACTTTGAGTTAATCCTTTATATCTCATATAAGGTTTAAGTCCATCATACTGAGATGAAGACTTTGAAGAACCGTATAAAGAAGTTGTTTCAAATAAACATATATCAGAAGCATACTTATCATTTATTTGTTTTCTTGCTTCATGAGAACAACAAAGAAGAGCAAGGAGTTTTCCACCCAAATAATTAAATCCAAATGGTTGAGTAGGAACAATAATAAATCCCATAATAGAATGTCTATTAAACCTTTTCAACTCAGGTGGTTTTCCCAACCAATCATTTCTTGGTTTAGAATTTATAGTAGGAGAACCAAACCGTATAAACCCTACAATCTTTTTAGTATTAGTCTCCACAACTATCCACTTCAAAGACTTGCCTGGAATAGAATTTTCAACAGAATGAGAAGTTGTTATTTGAAGTCTCTCATTAAAATATTCATTGGTAAAATCATCATTTGTTCCAGCAGTATAAACTTTGAAATTCATATCTTGAGGATGCATATCAAACGCAGAAAACATATCCTCCTCAGGCCCACAGCCAGGAAGATACGTTGGCATCTTAGACATTCTGTCTAATTTAACATTGCGAAGATATTCATCAATACGTCCCAAATTAGAGAAATAATCAATGAACTTATCCGCAGCATAAGTAGCATCAATCTCAGATAAAATCATCTTACAATCATGTCGTCAGGATAACCCCTACCAACTTCTACATCAACAGCATCCAAAATTCTCATTAATGATCTTGCATACATTCTATATCCAGAACCAACATATAACTGACCAGCAACTACAGAAAATGTGGCAAGACCCCAAAATAGATAATAAAATCTAGATTTAACTTGAGCTCTTATTTTTTCTCTTCTACGATTTGACATCATTTAATAAATCCTCCAATGTGAACAAACTGACAAGTTCTAAACCTTCAGCTATAATAGACGCTTCACCACCTTCTTGGCGATTAATAATGGACACTACTCTATTTGTCACATATCCAGCATCACGCAACTTTTCAGCTGCAAATAAAGCAGAACTACCTGTAGTTATAACATCCTCTAGAACAGTGACTACAGACCCTTCTGGCGGTCTTGGGCCCTCTATCCATGCACCAGTACCATGACCCTTTGGTTTCTTTCTAATTATCAATCCATTCATTTCAGACATCATTGCAACACCACTCACCAGAGGATCTGCACCTAAAGTAAGTCCACCTACAGCTTTAGCATCTATATCAAGATGATCCATAAAAAGATAACATGCTAATTTCAAAGCATATCCATTTAAGGTAACTGGTTTACAATTTACATAATGTTCACTAGTAGCACCAGAGGAAAGAGTAAACTCCCCTTTACGATAAGCATCCGTTTTTAATAATTGAAGAAGTCGTTCTTTCATTCCAATAACCTCATTGTATCATGATAATCTTTAACACAGTATGCAAGACCACCTCTTTTCTTTACTGCTTCTGCTAGGGAGTAATCATTACCACCTTCATCCATCTTATCACCAAAAAAGTATAATTGATCATCTCTACTAAAATCTCTTAATATTTGACTCTTATCACTCCCTTTTGGTCCTATGTCAATACCAGTTTGACCACCAAGAGTTACTGATAACTCAGGAAATTCATTTCTCAATCTATCAACTATATCAACTCTTTCTAATCTTTCAGTATCCCACTTTACATACTCTTCTCTATCTTCAAAATTTATATCACCACCACGACCTAGAATACTAAAGTTAACATTGCCAGGCCTCTTCTCTATATGTTTACCATTACGAAGAGGAAACAAACTAAAATCCAATTCACATCTTAAAAACCTTTCAACTTTTTTTGGCAACTCCCAAGTATCTCTATAAACATTTACATCACCTTCATACACATCACTACCAGAACAATTATAAACTCTCTTACAAGCATTATAAATGCCTGGGGTTACTTGTTCATAAGTCTTTTCTCTATCACTACCAGTAACAAGATAGACATCATTACACTGAATAAACTCATAGAAAAATGGAAGAAAATCAAATGCAATCATTTTTCTAGATGGAGTTAGTGTTCCATCAACATCGAATATGTACTTCTTCATAAGATTAATTTCTTCTTATCAGGAGTGACTAATTTACTACCAAAAAGTTCATTATATTTTTTTGTAACATCTTCACTAACTTCTGCAATATAAACTATATGATCCTGAGATACAATTAACTCTGGTTTATCTGGATCAATAACTGTGGCCCAAGGAGCAAATCCGACTCCACTTTGAGTAGGAAGGACAACTAAACCGTTCTTTACTGTAATAGTAGAATCATTTTCAGAAACTAGTTCTGCTACTACTTCTTCGCCAGTAATAATACGAAGCAATTTTACATTCATCATTTTAATAAACAGGTTGGTTTTTTTCTACTATCTCTTTAGCGAGAAGTTCATGATCAGGAGTTGATTCATGTCTTGATGAGTATGTCACCCTATAACTATTCATATTTTCGTTAATAGGAATAACAGCCTCATTTAATTTTTTCAATTCACTTGGAGTTGAATACTTATATTGATCCTTATGATAATAAATTACTTTATCATTAACAACAGTTGCTAAGTAAGTAACATCTTCATCATAATAATTATAACTATTCCTATTCTTACCTCCAGCAGAAACGGGTTCTCCCTTTCCACCGCCTGGCCTTGATGTTGTTCTCAAGTTTTTCTTTACTTGAACAGTAGCGAATTTACGTTGACCACTATCATCTAATCCAAAATCTACAATGAGATCATAAGGAGCCTCTTCTTCACTTCTCATAACTAACCAACCCTTTTCAGTAAGATCCATTTGAATCTTCAAAGTAATTAGTGCAGCAGTCTGTCGAGATTTATTCTTTATCATTTGAATTCACACTCACACATAATTTCAGTTAATGCAGCAAGAAGATTTATTTCTTGATCTGCTACGAAGGCAATTTGATACTGATACTTAGCAATAATAAGAACAGCAGCAGGAATGGTGCTAGGTACAAGGGCAGTTGAAAGAGTGTCGTAAATACGCCGAAGCAGAACAGCAGGATCATTGTCCAAGTTATTGACACACCATTTACGTACTTCCGTAAAGTTTTTTTCCTTAAGATTTTTGACAAGATCATTTACTGATATATCAGATAGAGTGGCAAGTATACCTGTGTCTATTATACCACCGACACTATATCTTTGCAACTCATTTAATACTCTTCTCCAATCTGGGAAGTGCTTGTTGATAAGTTCTGCTACAACCTTTTTATCAGATTCTATTCCTTCTTCTTCCAGAATTGAGTTAATACGTTTGAAAAAGCATGTTGCGAGATCTGCTTTTTGTTTTCCTTTGATTCCAAAATCGATGACCGC